CTGTCTAGTACTACTATATACACACACTCTTTATATATATTAGGTATACCAGGTAGGCAAAGGTCCGGAATCGTTAGAAAATAGGTTGGTTGCCAACCTGTGCCAACCTGCCCACCTAGAGCTAAGGATGCGAAATGAGAGTAGAAATCCGAGAAGTGAACGGGATCCCCTGCACGACCATCGATCTCGACCGCGGCGCTCAAATCGTCGCCGGCGCCGGAGGCATCGCGGCATACCCTGAAGGCCTCGCTTGGTACCGGCACCGCGCCATATTCCGCGTTCGGAGCGCCGACGAAGCCGTGGCCGACCGCTACATCGCAGAGCGCGTCGTGTGGGCATGGTCCTACGGCCTGCGCGGAATGACCCCGACCGACCCGGCGGTGCAGGCTGCCGTAGCTAGCAGCGCGGTCAGCGTCCACGGGGATGCGGAATGACCTGCCGCTACTGCCGGAACGAAGACGGCCGCGAGTGCCCACGCTGCTACACGCCTCGACCGCAATGCCCGATATCGTGGACCGTGGGGAAGACGTTCCAGTCGGTTCACGCTGCGCCGCCGGGTTGGACCATGTCCGTCGACGAGGACGGTTCGATTGACGTGCAGCGTGCTGACGACACGGACGCGACACTCGCGCGCGATCGGACCGGAATCGAAGCCTGGTCTGCCCCACCGGGCACCGCGTTCTACGGTACCGACCGCGACGGGCCAACGCGGTTCGACCTGCCCACGACGCCGCCTCGCCGCACGCTGGCCGGGCTTGTGGCGCGGCTTCGGGACTGGTGGCGCGCATGACTGACCGACCACGCCTGCCGCCAGAGGCCTACGTCTGCCGGCCAGACGCCGAGCGGCCCATGACGACGTTCACAGCAGGCCAATCCGTGCCGCTCTTGCCCGAGGCCAAGCCTAACGCCCCGTTCGCCGCCGTGGTCACCGCCGTGGACTATGCTGCCCGCGAGGTCACGTTCACCGCACCCAACCTGCCGCGCGCGGCTTACGTCTTCCGCGCCCCAGACTACGGCGCCGCGTACGAGGTCGGAGCTCTCTGCGCCGGCTATGAGCGCGACGGCTCCACCGTGTTCGAACCGATCGCTGCCGACACGCCGCCCGGCTTGCCGGACACCGCCGCTTACGTGACCATGGTCGACCGGGTGACGGGAGACGTCGCGCTCGGGCTGATTGACGAAGCGCTGGCCGACCTGGCCAGGCTCGTGCGAGATAGGTTCTGGGCGCCATGACTGACAAGCTAGCCCGCCACACCTACGCCGGCCTCGAGGCCATGAACAGAGCCGACGAGCCGACGCTTACGCGCCTGTTCGAGGGCATCGCTCGCCGCGGCGAGATCACAACCGCCGCGAGTTACGCGGGCCTATCGGCGGCAACCGTTCACCGATGGCGCAATGCCTCGCCGGAATTCGACGACGCGATCTGCCGCGCCATGGCGGGGCACGGTGGCGTTCTTATCGACAAGGTCTGGTCTGTCATGGATGACCCCGACCTGCGACCCGGCGAGAAGCTGTCGCAGCTCCGTTGGTTCCTCGAGCGCTTGCACCCGGCGTCGTTCGGCGACCGGCAGCACGTCACCGTCGAGCAAGCCGAGCCGCAGACTCCAGAGGCCACGCTCGACGCGCTTGTGGCACACTACCGAGACCCGGACCCGCTGACGGCCGAAGCGCTGCGGCGGACGGGCTGGCAACGAATTGAAGCGGAGGTGACATGAACACGAGCGAGACCATCCTGATGCTGCTCGTCTGCTGGACGGCGTACCGGGTGGGTGCATGGCTGACCGAGTGACGTGCGGCCGGTGTGGCGGGTCGTGGGTGGCGCACCTAACGGCGTTCCCGCGGCGGTACAGTGGCTACGCCGCATACGACCTGTGTGAGTCATGCGCGGAGCCCGACGCAGACGTGCTGATGCGCGAGGTCATGCGCGCCAAGGTGCGGGGCGCAGACATCCTGGAGGCGTTCGCTGAGCGCGCAGCCGAGTATCCGTGGGATGTTACCGCAGCGTTCTTTGAGCGGCAGCAACGGGACATCGACGCGAACGCTGACGCCTGTATAGACGCGAGGCTGGCCGATATCCAAGCGGACCACCTGGCGGGGAAACGGATTCGGACGCGCCGCCGAGCGCAAGAAGCATGGGGAAAGAATGAATTACCGAGTAACATGGAACGAAGCCGTGGCCGAAGTACTCGCGCTGCAGCGGGACGACGCTCAGCTTGGCGCGACGCTGCAAGCCGTCTGCGGGCCGCGTTGTTGGGCGCCGAATCGGCTGCGCGAGTTTCGCGAGGCGCGGGGGCTCAGTGCGCACAAGCTGACGCGGACGATGAAGATCCCACGCGAGACGTACGACGCGCTTGAATACGGCAGCGCAAGCCCTTACCGACCAGTCGCCGGCGGCATTCGCGCGGTTGTGCGCCGGCTGGCATGGTTTTACGGTGTGACACCAGCCGACCTATTCCCCTAATGGACCCGCTAAGAGCCATCGAACTAGCGCGCGCTGCCGCCGACACGGAGCGCAGCGTGCCCGCGTTCCTGCGGCACCTGCGCCAGAGTGACGCCACGCTGCAACGCGCCGGCTTCCCGCCCATATCCGAGTGGTGGTGGACCGAGATACGCCGGTTCTTCGGCGCGCTCACGGGCACGGCAGACGGGCCGCGGCAATGGGTGCTCCGGGTCGGCCGACGCGGGGGCAAGTCTTCGACGCTGTGCCGCGTCGCCGTGTCGTGGGCACTCGCCGGCCCGTGGGATGTCCCGCCCGGAGACACCGGTTACGTCATGCTCTGCTCAACGAAGCGCGGCGAGGCGGCCGGGCGTATCTCGACGATCGGGACCATCCTGCGGGAACTCGGCGTGAAGCACACGCGAGCCGGCGAGACGATCGACCTCGCAGGGCGTAACGCAGCGTTCCGGGTGTTCACCGCGTCCGTGTCGGGCGTGGCCGGGCCGACCGCCATCATGGCCATCGGTGACGAGGTGGCGCTATGGCGCGACAGCGAGACCGGGGCGAACCCGGCGGCCGAAGTGTTCGCTCAGCTCCGGCCGACCGTGGCCACGCAGCCGTGGGCGCCGATCATCCTGTCGAGTTCCGCCTACAGCAAGACCGACTACCACGCGGTCCAGTTCGCGTTGGGCAACACGCCAGCGCAGCGCGTGTCGGTGGCGTCAACGTGGCAGGCAAACCCGAGCGTGACCGAGGGCGACACTCGCGCGCTGGAACCGGACGACCGGGCTTGGGCGCGACAGTACGCGAGCATACCGCAGGACACGGTTACGGAATCGTGGTTCGGGCATGACGTCATCGACGCCTGTGTTGACCGCGGCCGACTAGAGACACCGGACGCCCCGCCGGGCGCACACGTCATCGTGGCGGCTGACGCCGCGTTCAGCCGAGACCGGTTCGCGGTCGCTGCCGTCGTGTCGCAGCGTGGCGACCGAAGCGCGGCGCGGGTAACGAGCGTGCTCGGGACGTGGGCGCTCACGCCGGACGACAGCGGGCCGCTGCTCCCGTCCGCGTGCGTCGCGTACGCCGCCGCGGTGTGCCGCCGCTTTGGCACGTCGCAGGTGATGCTAGATCAGTTCGCCGCCGAGCCGCTGCGCGAGATGTTCCTGGCTCACGATGTCTACGCCAAGGTGTCGCCGTGGACCGCGACCAACAAGTCCGCCCGGTTCCGCGCGGTGCGCGAGGCGATGCTCGAGCGGCTGCTCCGGCTGCCCGACGAGCCCGAGCTGCTGAGGGAACTCCACGGCGTGGCGGGACGGCTGATGGCGGCCGGGCACGAGCGGATTGAAGCGGCCGAGGGGTACGACGATCGCGTCCATGCGCTAGTCATGGCCGCCCACGCCGCGCTCGAGCACGGGGCGCACGTCGCCCCGGATATTGCCCCGGTCGAGACCGCGGCCGAGCGCTGGGAGGCGGCAATACAGCGGGAAATCGAGGCGGACGAGGCCCCGAATGACTGGTATTCATAGGTTCAGTGGGTAATTCTTGACTCACCCCGGGGGTGGGTGGCAGGATACCCACCGTGGAGCGCCCGACAATCGACGGTATGGCCTGGCTGCACGAAGCCCTGGCGCATATCTGCGAGCAGGTCCCGGGCCTGGGCTACCGCGCGGCGTATCCGCAGACCGGCGGGTGGGAGCGCGACGGTCATGTCCGGGTCCGAGCGGACCGCGGCGACGGGACGAGCGACTGGCATCGGCTACCGATCGGCGCCGTGAACGGCCACGACACCGCGGCGGTTATCCGGATGCTGATGGGCGACCGGGCGGTTCGGTTGGCTGACGTTCCGACGATGATTCAGCCGGTGCGTGTCTCTGCGGGCGAGCTCGCAGCGTCACTTTTGCGTGAGTCAAGGTGGCTCGATGGTTTCGATGGAAGGTAACGGGCAATGGCACTGACATCAGCGGAAATCGCGCTCGCTAAGAGCGGTCTCATGAACCTCTTGCACCCGTACGTCGCCGATGTGGACGACATTCGGTCTCTGCTGTTCAAGAAAGAAGCGACCTACGTCAAGGTGCTCGCGGACGCGACGGCTGCGACTGTGACGGCGATCACTCCGTGTTACCGGTTCCCGACCGCGTACAAGATCACCGCGATCAACATCTTGCCGGCGACCACGGCAGCGGCGGACGCCACGAACTACGCGACGATCCTGTTCGCGACCGAAGACGGCGCGGCGGGTACCCCGGTCGCAGTCGGCAACCGCACCACGGCGACGGTCGCGTTGACCGAGACCACGACCGCGGCGGTCACGCTGTCCGGCACGGTCACGGGCGCGGCGGGTGACATCCTGACGGTCCAGATCACCAAAGCAGGGACGGGCGTGGCCATTCCGGCCTGCACGTTTCAGGTCGATTACGAGGTCATGTGAAGCTGAGTTCGGTCGCGCTCCCGTCCGGCACGCCGCAAGTCATGCGCGGGTCGGGCGGGTATCTGTCTGACAAGCTCTATGATCTGACCTACGACACGCAGCGGCAGCTGATCAGCGTGCGCGAGCGTTCGACCGGCGCGACGCAATTGATTCACCCGGCCGGGTGCGTGATGGTGCCGGTGGACGACATACCGAGGAAGCCCACGAAGTGAGCGCATTGGCTGACATCATCGACGAGCTACGCGAGCGCGGGTTGCTGGACCGCGTGACGTGCGTTGCCGTGGGTGATGCGAGCGTGACGATGTTGCAGACGGCCCGCGACACGACCCCCGCGCCGGTCGACCCTGACAAGCTGGCGGCGGCGCGCGCTCAAGAGTACGTCGCACTGCAATACGGGGATGAGGGCTGATGCGCGCCCCCGCGTCCGATGTTCGGTGGTGGCTACCCGACGCAGAGGGCAAGCGCTTCCGGCGCATGAATGCGCTGTGGAGCAACATGGCCACCGCAAGCTCCACGCGGCGCGCGGCGTACGAGCATCACCTGCGGCTGTACTCCACGGACGAATGGCGCGCGGTGTTCGGCGGCAGCAACCGAGCGCTTGCGACGCAGACGCTCGCACGCGGCAAGGGCAGGTTGACCCGCAATGTGGTCCGCAACGTCATCAATGCGTACGTGTCGATGATGTGCCGCAGCCGGCAACACCTGAACTTCATGACGGACGGCGGGGACTACCGGCTCCGGCTCAAGGCGAAGCGCAAAGAGCGCTATGTGCTTTCGATCATCCGCATGGACGACGGACACGGGCTCAAGCAGCGCATGATCAAGAACGCCGGCATCTTTGGTTCCGGGTACATCTTCGTGGGCCGTGACTACGTGCGCAAGCGTCCCGTGCTCGAGCGCGTTGCGCCTGGCGAAATCAGCGTTGACCCGGCCGAGGCGGTGCGTGGCGAGCCGCGGAGCTTCTACCGCGAGCGCGCGATCGACCGTGACGTTTTGAAAGGCATGTGCTCCGAGCAGGACGACGCCGATGACTTGTGCAAGATCATCGACGACGCGCCGGAGGCGAGCGGTTACTACCAGGCGGGGAATCAAGTCACGCTGCGCGAGGCGTGGCACCTGCCATCGTACCCGGGCGCGGATGACGGCTTGCACGTCGCGACGCTGGAGAACGGCGACTTGTGGGAGAGCGCTTACAATTGGGACGCCCCACCTTGGATCAAGTTTGACCACGAGCCGGAGCCGTTCGGTTACGAGGGTTGCGGGCTCGCTAGCGAATGCGCGCCGACGCAGTTGGAAGTCAACGTCGTGCTACGCACGCTGCAAGAGAACCATTGGAACGGCGGAAATCTCAAGGTGTTCGTGGACAAGGGCGCCGGCGTGTCGCGTGCGGCGATATCCAACGACCTGAAGGTTCCGATCATCGAATACAGCGGCAGCCCGCCCGTGATGATGGCGAACGACATCGCGAGCCCGCAGTTGTTTCAGTACTTGGAATCGCTCGAGGCCGCGTGCTACCAGGTCGCCGGAATCTCGCAACTGAACGCGCAGAGTCAGACGCCGGGCGCGACGATGAGCGGGCGCGCTCGGCTCGCGAGCGACCGCAACGAAAGCCAGCGCTTTCTGGCGGCGGTGCGCCGGCTTGACACGGCTTGGGAACAGCTTGGCGTCCGCATCATGGAAGCGGCACAGGACATTTATGACGCCGTAGGCGATTCCAAGGTCATGCACCACGGAAGCAACCGCGTGGTGCCCGTGAGTCTGAAAGACGTCGTGGATACGGACGGTGATGAAGGCCAGTTTGACGTTCAGGTGTGGACGTCATCGCTCGCGCACAAGGAGCCCGCGGCACAAATCGAGTATGTCGAAAGCCTGATAGCGGCCGGGTTCGCGAAGCCAAACGACGCATTTAAGATCATCGACGTACCCGACGCGCGGCATCTTGCCGACTCCCGCATGTCCGCAGAGAACGCGATCGAGCACGCGATCAGCCGCATATTGGATGACGGCGAATGGGTGCAGCCGGTGTCGGAAATGGACCTCGCGCTTGCGAAGGACCTCGCGCTGCAGGAGATCGCGAACCAATCGCTGGTAATGAAGACGCCATCAGAGCACGTCGACATGCTCCGAGACTTCTACGCGCAGGTCGTCGACCTCGAGATGGAAGCCAACCCACCCGCGCCGGCGCCTATGGCAGCCCCTCCCCTCCAAGAGCCAGGGGCGCCGGCACCTATTCCCCCTGAAATGGTAGCCGCATGAGCGACGAGACCACACCAGCCGCAGCCGAACCCACCGCACCCGCGCCGAACCCGAGCGAGGGCTCTGGCGGGCTTGACCTGCAAGGGTACCTGGACGCTAAGCGCGCGGCCCGCGGCGAGCCTGCTGCGGCTGAGGCGCCGGAACCGGCCGAGGCGGCCGAGCCCGAAGCCGAAGCCACGGAGCCCGCCGAGCCGTCGCGCGACGTGCTTGACCTGTTGCTCGACGACGCGGCGACGTTGACGCCGGAGCAGCTCGCCGAAGCGACGACGATCAATCGCAAGATGAGGCGCGAGCAGCGCAAGCAGGCGCGGCGAATCGAGCGGCGGGAGTCTGAGATAGCCGAGCGCGAGAAGACCCTGGCCGAGAATCTAGATCTGCTCAAGTCTGACGCTGCCGCGTTCATGGACCGGCACGGGTTCGACATCCGCAAATGGGCGCTGAGCGAGGTCGAACGCGAGACCGCCACGCCGGAGCAGAAGCGGATCGCCGAACTCGAGGCGAAGATTGCGGCGCTCGCGGAGCAGAAGCCCGAGCCGGACACCGACGCGGGCCGAGCCGAGGACACCCGCGCGCTAGCCGCGCATTTCGAGGACCACGTTGACGACTACGCCAGCTTGGCCCAATACGAAGTTGACGACGTCGCGGAAGCGGCGTGCCAAGAGCTATACTCGTATCACGAGAAGACCGGGCGTGTGTTGACTGCAGAGCAAGTCCTGCGGCGCGTGGCACGTCGGGCCGAAATCGAGAGCGAGCTAGAGACCGAGACAGACGCAGAGCCCCGGAAGCCGGAAACGGCGGAGCCAGGTGGAGCGGTAGACAGAAAACCCCCACCAACAGCTACCAACCGGGCCGCGTCCGCACGAACGCGCGCAAGCACGGCCGCTGCTACTCCCGCCGAGCGGAAGCAGCGAGCCCGAGAGCTTGCGGCGCAAATGCTGAACGGCTCCTAATCGAGCCCGCCACATTGGCCGGCTCACACAGGAGTGAGTCATGGCAGAAATCACCAAGGCGCTTTGCGACGCCATTCTGAAAGAGGACTACGGTCCGGACGGCGTTGGAAACACCGCCTACGAAGATAACGCTTGGTTCGGCATGATGCCGAAGCACAAGACCAAGGGGAAGCACTACGATTTCCCGGTCCAGTACGGCTACGCGAGCAACGCGAGCCACACCGCGTCCACTGCGCTGAACAAGACCAACACGGTCCAGTTCGTGGAGTTCAACGTCACCACGGTCGGTGACTACGATGCGAAGTCGATCGCGCTGCAGACGCTTGCGGAGGCGACCGACGAAGGCGCATTCGTGGACGCCCTGCGGAATACGGTCGACTCGTTGATCAAAGCGCTCTCGAACCGCGCAGGGCAGCACGCATTCGGCAACCGTGGCGCAGCGCTTGGGCAGGTCGCGAGCGTGACCACGACGACGGTCGTCCTGTCGAACATCGACGACGTGACGAACTTCGAAGTCGGCATGGAGATCGCGTCGTCCGAGGCTGACGGGCTCACCGGCTCGCTCCAGTCGGGCACCGCGACCATCACGGCGATCGACCGCGCGACGGGCACGCTCACCACGGACAGCAACTGGACGGCGCAGATCGCATCGCTCGACGCCGACGACTACCTGTTCGCTTCCGGTGACTTCGGCATCGGCCGAGCCGGTCTGTCGGACTGGTGTCCCGTCACGCGCACGGGCCTCGGGACCGCGTTCTACGGCGCGACCCGAAGCGTCGACGAGACCCGCCTTGCCGGGCAGGTCATCACGGGGACCGGAATCCCGATCAGCCACGGAATTCGCAAGGGCGCAGCCGTGACGGGTCGAGAGGAAGGCAAGCCCGACACCGCGCTGATGAGCTTCGAGACGTACAACGATCTCGTGACGGAGCTCGACGCGAAGGTTCAGTACTGCAAGACGGACAGCAAGGGCATGGACGCAAGCATCGGGTTCGACGGGATCTCGATCGCCGGCGGCCGTGGAAAGATCGAATGCTACCCGGATCGCAGCTGCCCGAGCAACCGCATCTACCTGGTCAAGAAAGACGCATGGAAGGCGATCCATTCGCAGTCCACGCCGATCAAGATCATGGACGAGGACGGCGGGATGCTGTCGCGTGAGGCGAGCTCGTTCGGGTTCGACGTGCGCGGCTCGTCGCTGCTCAACTTCGCCTGCACGAAGCCGGCGAGCAACTGCGTGGTGAGCATCTGATGGCCGACCGCGGCGCACCCGCGTATCCGGTTCGGGGGTCAAACCCCGAACTGGATATCGTGGTTGGTTCATTCGAGACGGACGGCACCGGAGCCCCCGTCAATACCGTTGGTGTTGGCTGGAGCATCAGCGCACCGTCGACGGGGGTGTACACGGTCACGCTCCGGCGTTCGTGTACGTCACTCATCACCATGGCGACGCTGGCCGACTCGACCACCAACGCCAACGATACGGTCCGCACTGGCGACGAAAACGCCGGCACGGGCTCCACCGCAGCCACGTTCACGATCACCACGGCATCCGCCGCGGGTACGGATGCGAACCTCGACGGCCCGCGCGTCAGCTTCGTGGCGTACATGATCAGTTCGGACAGCGTGCGATGAAAAAGCCGAGTCTAGGCCCGCTCCTGCTCCGAAAGAAGGGAGCGGGCCGGGCTCGCACCGATGACGACGACGAGCCCGACGATCGGGACGAAATCGTCAAGGACCTCATGCGCGCTTCCAAGCGCGGTGACACTGCCGGCGTGAGAGCCGCGCTCGACGACTACCTCGACACCCGCGACTGATGGCCTACGTACCCCCGACCATTGCGGCCCTGAAAGCCACCATCAAGCAACGGCTTGACATGGAGGTGTCCGAGTACATCGACGACACCGCCCCGGGCGAGATGGACGACATGATCCGGGGGTCGCAGCTCGAGTTGTGGGAACTGTTGACGTCGCTGGACGCGGTGCCGCTGGTGTCTGCCGCGCGCACGACGACGGCCGGCGTCGCAGCCGTGTCGCCGGTGTTCGTGGTCGCAACGGACGGCTATAACGCTCACAGAATCCTGCGCGTCGGATTGACGCTGCCGGACGGTGACGAGGTCCCGCTGCAGCAGGCGAACCTGCGAAACGACATCATACCTGGTTCGGCGCAGCGGTGGAGCGCAGCGAACCTGCCGAAATACCTACTGCACCGCGCCGAGACAGACGTGGAACGCGCCTGGGTGTGCTCATTCTACCCGGTGCCCGATGCGGCCTACACGGTGACGTTCTACGGTTCGGTCGAACCGGCCTACACGTCGTCGCCGGACGCGGGCCTGCCCGAAATCGACACGCTGGGTTACGACGAGTACATCATTCTAGACGTGATCATCAAGGTGCGCGTTAAGCAAGAGGCCGACGCGAGCCAGCCGATGATGCAGAAAGAAGCGTACCGGCAGCGCATCGTGAGCGAGTGCACGCCGTTCGACCTGGCCAGCAATATCACGATGACGGACCGGCGTTCGGTGGACTCCGGCGCGCGCGATGATTTCGGGTGGTGGCGCAGATGAGCAAGCCCGTTCGAGCGGTGCGAGACGACGCAACGGCGGTGTCGCAGGCGTCGCGGGAGCAAGCGCTCTCGACCCGTGACCGGACGGAACGGCACGCTGTCACGCTTGCCGTGGGCTCGCGCACGGTGTCGCACGGGCTCGGCCGGATTCCCACGGGGTGGCGTGTCATCGACATCGACGCGGCGGCAACTATCTACCGGTCGGCATGGACGGATAAGACGCTCACGCTCGTCTCGGACGCCGCAGGTGGCGCCGTTGTCGAGGTGTTCTGATGCCGCTGCAGAAAGAGGTACTCGAATACAACTTCTCTCGCGGCCTAGACGAGCAGACGGACAAGTGGGTAACGGACGGTCTGCTGCGTGCGACAAATTGCTACTACAACAAGAGCGGCGCGTTGGAGATGCCGCCCGGTCACGAGGTCGTAAACTCGGGCGTGACCGATTCGAGCATGCCGCTGCCTGCCGGCGGTCGGATGCTCGCGCGACGTGACTCCGAGTTGCTTAGCGTGGGCGGCTATTACATGCACGCATACTCGGACCACCTGGACCGGTGGGCATACCGCGGGCGGCCGTCGCCGTGCACGTATTCGGAATCGGCGGTAATGACCACCGGGTACGACACGATCCAAGAGTACTGCGCCGCGTACGTGAACAACATCACGGTATTCGCAATGGAGACCACGACGCGAGGCGGTGTCGTGGTGACGGCGCGCGACAACACCACTGGGGGGATCATTATCGCGCCCACGCAGCTTGACGTGAACGGCTCTAATCCGCGCGTGGTCACGGCAGGCAATACGATTCACGTCATCTGGTACGACGGGACCAGCGGGCACAAATTCTCGTCGCTGAACACCGCGGCGACGCAGCCCGCGTTCACGTCGGCGGCCGCGATAAGCCTCAGCGCTGCGACCTCTCGGGTGTGGTCCGTTGCTGAGGTCGGCGGGCTCATCTACATCGCGTATGGCTCGGGTACGAGCGTCTACATCGACAAGCTCTCGGCGGACCTCAGTACCGTCCACACGCAAACCAACTTCGCAGAGACGATCACAGCGATCGACCTGGCGGGGTACGACGAGACGATCGTTTACGTCGTGTACGCGGACAACACTTCGCCGTCTCCGGTGATCAAGTGTCGCGGATACACCGACTCGGGCACGTCGTTTTCATCGACGTGGGGACCGACGACGGTTGTAACCGAAGCCGCGACGACGGACTACATCAGGAGCCTTGGCATCTGCCGCGACTCGACGGCGAGCATCGGCAGCGCGGTGATCGTGTGGCATGGCGACACCGACAACACGTCCACGGCGGGACACTTCGTCAGCCGGCAGAAAATCGATTATCAAGGCGTGTTGTCGGGCAGCGCGTCACGGCAAAACTGCGTCGGGCTGGCGGGGCGCCCGTTCCTGCGGGCGGGCCGCGTGTTTTACGTCGCGTACTTCTTCGGGTTCACATCGAACGCGGAAGGCAACGGAGCGAACCCAGGCCCGGGGCAGCACTACGTCCGGCACTATTACCTGTTCGACACGGAAGCGTTCGTCGACGACACGGCGTCCAAGACTGACATACCCGTCGCACACTTCGGATCGGGGCTCGCGTTCGTTAAAGGTGGCTACACGACGTCACACCCGAACCTGAACTCGTATCCATACGAGACAAGCACCGGGGTGTGGGCGATTGCGCTGCCGCGCGTGTACGGCCCGGACGACGGCGACGTGCTCTATGAGAGCGTGTTTGACTTCACTTCGGACGAGAAACACGCATGGGTGCAGGCCGGCGGCTCGACGTATTTGACCGGCGCCGTCACGCAGCGTTACGACGGCGAACGGCTGTACGAAGCTCACTTCCTGCATGACCCGTGGGTCTACTCCGTGACGGAGGCCACGAGCGGGAGCACGACCACGGGACCGGGCTACGGGTTCCAAGACGGCGACATCCGCATCGCCGTGACCTACGCCTACCGCGACGCAAACGGGGACCTGATGCGGTCGGGTATCGCGGCGATCCACACCACGACGGTCGCGAAGGCCGACCACGGCGACGGGAGCAACCTTTCTTACCTGCAGGTCAAGGCACCGGCCTATTCGGTCAACGGGATTCAGCGCGAGTCGACCAGCTTTTACCCGTCCGTCTACATCGAATTCTGGACCACGGACGATCAGACCACGGCGGGACCGTTCTATCTCGCGGGCCGCGTTGCGTGCTCGCCTGCGTCGGCGGTGTTCGTGACGTCGCCGGATCTCAAGGTCCCTTACGGCGACGAGGAGCAGCTTCCATTTGCAGGCGCCGAGCTGATACCGGATCCGCCGCAATACTCGCGCGCCATCGCGACGTGGCAGGACCGGGTGTGTCTCGCGCGCGGTAACCAGGTTTTGATATCAAAGCCCGCCGTGGACGGCTATTCGGCGGCGTGGTCGGGCTTCCTGTCGGTGTCCGTGCCCCGTGGTCAAGGTGACGTCACCGGGCTCGCGACGCTGGGCGAATCTCTGGCCGTGTTCACGGAACGCCGGATATACCGGCTGTATGGCACGCCGCCCGCGGCGAATGGGCAGGGTGCGCAGCTGAGCAACCTCGAGGCGGTGGTAACCGATGGCGGGTGCGTCAACACGCGCTCTGTGTGCGTGACAGAGCACGGCGTATTCTACGAGTCCCGACGCGGCATCATGATGCTTGGGAAGGACTGGTCAACTGCGCCGGTCGGAGAAGCGGTCCGCGACAAGCTGGACACGTACCCGAACATCAACACCGTGGAGGCGTTCGAGACGGAGCCTCTTATCGGCTTCGGCGTGTCGAACGCAGGCGAGACCGATGGAACGTACCTGCTGTACGACACGCGGCACAACGCATGGACAACCATGGAGGTCGCGCAGGTCAGCACCTACACGCCGATGAGCGGGCTAGTGCTCGACGGCTTGCACCACTACATGACCGTAAACGGGGGCGTTCACCGTCGAATCGCCACATACGCTCAGGGCGCCGTCGACAATATGAACTTCACGGTGCGCACGCCGTGGATTAAGCCGCACGGGCTGAACGGGTACTGGCGCGCGCGGCGTCTGATTCTGTTGGGTGAGCTCCAGTCGGCGCACCAGGTGACGATCGACATTCACTACGATTACAACGACCAGGACCCTGGACACACGCTCCGCATGACGTGGGCGCAGATCCAGACGATGAAAGCGATTGACACCTACGTCGAGCAGTTCCGTCACAAGCTGCCGCGCGAGCCGGTGAACTCGATTCGGTTCACGATCACCGTCAGCACGTCTGTCACCAGTGGGGCGGGCGTGCGGCTTCACGGCATCCGGCTAGAGTACGCGCGCAAGCAGTCAGCGCTACAACCCGGGCAATTCAACGCGATTCCGGCCGCACCAGAGGGATGAACATGGGATTCGACGTAAACAGAACCAGCGACTACTACAAGCCCGATCCGAAGGGCCGGACATCGATCCAAAACGCCTGGGATAACCCATACGGCGAGCTGAACCTGAACAAGCAGGTGAAGCGCGCGGGCAAGTTCATGAACGTGCTCGCGGGTCAGACGACGTACGACCCGAGCGGGGAGGGCGCGGACTACTTCGGGTACGATCCGAACCAGGAGCGCGCGCTTTCGCAACAGGGGTTGTATGGCCTAGACGCGCAACAGCAGGGCCTTTTGCAGCAGCAGGGCTACACGCGCGGGCTACTCGCGGACGCGGCCACCGGGCAGGCCCCAAGCGTCGCGCAGATGCAAGCCGAGCAGCAGGGCCTACTAGCTGCGCGCAACGCGCAAGGCATGGCCGCCGCCGCACGCGGGCCGATGGCACAGCTAGCGCGACGTGACGCGATGGTCACCGGCTCGAACGCGATGGCGGACGCCGCAACCGGTGGCGCGATGGCGCGCGCGAACGAGATGAGCCAGGCCCGCGGACTGCTCAGCGGACACGACGCGCAAATGCAAGCCGGCGCCGCCAACATGGCGCAGCAAAATCTCGCGTATCAAGGGCTCTTGTCGGCGGACCGGCAGGCGCAACTCGGCGCGCGGACGGACCGTCAGAAGACGCGCGCAGACATCGCGAAATCGAACTCGGGCGGGATCCAAAAGTCTATCGGCGGGTTTTTGAAGGGCTTCGGCGTTGGAGGGTTCGGCGGATGATCGACCCCGAAACACGACAGTACCTCGCTGCAGCGTTCGACCCGTCGCAGTCCGCGGAGTCTCGCATCGCACGCTTGCGCGAGATGTCCGCCATGCCAGCGACCGCGCCGGACATGGCTGCGCCGCCTGGGCTGACTGACCCGAGCCGGGGGGCGGTGGCTGGTCTGATAGCGCACGGGTATGAGCCCCCGATGGCCGAGCAAGTAGCGCCGGCAATGGCCGCGGTTAAGAGTCAGCAACCGGACGCGGTCGCTCAGCGGCAAATGGACGCCGATGTCATGACGGGTCAAGCGTCGGGCCTTCCGCAGCGCGACCCCGCACCCACCGACGCGGATATCTCGCAGGCTATTGCGGATGCGCCGGAGCCGGGGACTGACCCATACGGGGATGCTTTCGTCAACGGCGAGCCGATCGAAAACATCATTGATAAGACCGATCTGGAGCTAGTTGGCTTAGCAGCCACGCCACGGCAAGGCCCCGCAGGCCCGCCACAAGAGGTCATCGGTGTAAACGCCAGGCTGTCTCCGGTCGACCCTGGGTTGACGCAGCAGTACAGAGCCGCGGAAGAAAAAGCAGCGCACGCCGAACGGAACCGGCTAAAACTGAAAGAAACAGCCGACGTCGAGGTTGCTAACAAAGAGCGCGAGCTGATGGCGAAGGCCCAACAGTTCGATCAGGACCAGATTGACAGGCGTAATGCCATGCACGCTGAGGTCCAGCGCTTGCAAGCTGGAGCACAAAAGGTCGAAGACGACCTAGCTGCTATGCCGCCGATTGGCCGCGATAAGGCATACGCCAAAGGCGGGGGCGGGGGCGGGGGTTTCTTTGCGATGCTTGGTCGCGCGATTGTTGGCGCTTCGGTTGGCCCTGAGGGAGTGGCGAAGCTGCGTGAGCAAGCCATGCGCAAGGCCGAGCATGAAGTCGCGCTGCAGAAGGCCGAGATCGCGAACCGCCGCGTTCAAGCCGACCGCGCGGGCAATATGATTCAGCGCATCATGGCGACCGGCGCAAGCATGGACGCCGCTGCCGAGAAGGCGCGCGCGATCATCTTGGCGCAAGCGGCGCGAGATTTGGAGGAGTACGCCAGTGTCGTCCGCGCGCCTGAGAGGCGCGCCGAGGTTGACGAGCAGCGCGCGAAGATTCTCGCGGATAGCACAGCCGCCGCCGCCAACTTTGAAGCGAAGACCGGCGACGAGATCGGCCTATCGTTCGCGCAAGCAGGCCGACCCGGAACGGCTAGCGCGATGCTCGACGAGCGCGAAGCAGCGCGGCGGCCGGCACCGGAGCCGGTGATCGAAGACGACCTGGGCGACCTGCCGGGACCTGATGAGGGCGGGGATATCGAGAAGATCCGCAAGCTCGCAGGCATGTCGGATCTGGACGACAAGGTTATGAGCGCGATCGGGACTCCGACCGGCGGCGAATCCGTCACGGATGACGACATCATGCGCGCCATTGCCGAAGCGCCCGAGCCCGGCGCAAGGCAAGCGGTTAGCGCAGGCGTAGCGCGTCGGCGGGAATCGCCGGTAACGCAGGCGCCTACGTTCGTTTCCGACACGCCAGACACGCAGGAGGAGCAGCCGCGGGAACGCGCGCCGAATGACATCCGCGGACGTGCCTACGACCTGGTTCAAAACACCTTCGGCGGCGACGTCCAAAAGTACGTCAAGACCCGCGACAAGGTTCAAAAGGACTACGGGTTGCAACGCGGCGGCGAAGCGCTCGCCCTTATGCTTGGCGATTTTCGCTACGTCTCGCAGGAGCAACGCAAGCAACTAGTCACGATGCCGAACGGGCGGCGAGCGTTCGTAGCGAACCCGAACGAGCGCGAGAAGATCCAAGGCGGGCTGTCTGCCGGCGCGGAGCTGATCGCGAATTACCAACGTCTTTTGAAGATCGGCGAGACTCCCGGGCATTCGCTCGACCCGAAGATGGCAGCGGAAATCGACCTGCGCGCGTCTGAAAACGTCTTGATCCTAAAGGAGCTGAAGGGGCTCGGCGTGCTGACAGAATCGGACATCAAGCTAATCGAGTCGATGACCGGCGGGCGTCTTGCCAAGACGCTCAGCCTGGACGCCGGCGCGCTTAACAACTTGCGGCTATCGATCCAAAAGCTACACAAGCTTAACAACGCGGCAGGCATGGGCTTGCGCCGTGACCCGCTCGGGCGCGTGCCGTGGAACACCGCGCCGAAGTCACTAAAAAAGGACTGATGGCCCAAGCGCGTAAACGTATCGCGATCGTCGACTCGTCAACTGGCGAGACGGCGACGATTGAAGCCGGCGAGTTCCAGCGCATGGCCGCCGAAGCGCAGGCGTCCGGAAGTGAACTGCCGTGGGAGCTCGACACACCCGACAAGAAAAAGCTACGCGAGTATCAGGCGCAAGCTGGGTATGGGGATGTTGTAAAGGCCGGAGTGGAGGGCGCGCTTAGCGGCGCGACTATCGGCGGATACGACCTACTAGCCGGCAAGCTAGGCGGCGACGAGTACCGCGAGAATCGCAAGCTGCAACAAGAGACGTTCGGCGGGATCGAAACGGGCACCGGCATTGTAGGCGCGGGCTTACCGCTCCTGTTCACCGGAGGCGCGTCAGCCGCAGCAACCGGCGCCAGGGCCGCCGCAACCGGCGCACGCGGCCTGCTAGGCGGCGCGGCCCGTGCGGTCGCTGCGCCCACGGTAGGCGCTGCGCGGGTCGCTGAGGCGCTTGGCGGGGCTGCCGCAAAGGGGCCCGGCCGGCTTGGCGTGACGGGTGAAAGCGTCGGCGGCCGCGCGCTGCTTGGCGCCGCAAAGCTTGGCGTGGAGGGCGCCGCTGAGGGCGCGCTCCAGTCGGTCGGGCACGAGATGGGCAACGCTGCGCTTGAGGGGCGCGACGTGCTTGCGGCCGAGCGTATCTGGGGAGCGGCGAAGCAGGGCGCGATCTTCGGCGGTGCCGGCGGTGCCGCGCTTGGCGGTGTCGGCGGCGCGGTGTCCGGAGTCGCGAGGAAAGCGGGCGGGTTGCTCGCGAAGAAAACGGGTGTCAGTTCGCTTGACGACCTGCGCGCGAAGTTGCCGGAGGAGGCCCGATACAACGCGGTCGAATCGCTGCACCCGGGCAAGCGTGCGGCACGCGAGATTGCGCGCGATGCGGACGACATCGGGCAAGAGCTGATCGATAACGGTCTCTACATCAAGCAGGGCCGCGACGAAGTGGCGGTGATGGAACGCGCGCGGCAGGTCGCGGACGAGGGCACAGCAAAGCTCAACGCGGCGATCGCGAAGGCCGACGAGATCGCGCCGCGTGTCGACACCGCCGCGCTAGCCAAGCGGCTCGACGATGAGGTCTTTGGCGAGATTGCAGCGCGCGGCGTGGCAGGCCCGAAGAAAGCCGCGCTCAAGAGGGTCAAGGGCGCGCTACGCGACCTGTACGACGGCGAGCCGTTGACGCACGCGCAGCTCCGCGGGTTGCGCAAAAGCCTGGACGAATCGGTTGTGAATTGGGGCACGGCAAACGACACGATTTCAAACGCGGCGGGCAAGAAGGCCCGCGCGCTGCTAGAGGACCATCTAGAGAAGTCAATCGCAGCGAACGCCGGAGACGCCATAGCGGCGGGATACAAGGCCGACAAGAAAGCCGTACGCGCGGCACTGTGGGCCGAAAAGCAGGCGAAGGAAGTCAGCACGTCAGGGCTAGCTAACCGCCAGCCATCGCTAACCGACTACATCAGCGGCAACGCAGGCGCGGTCGTCGGGCTCGCGTCCGGCAGCTTCGGGCTCGGCGCGCTCGGCGCGCTCGGCGTGGGCGCGGCAAACAATTATCTGCGCAAGTACGGTCGCGGCCATATGGTCGACATAATTGAGACGTACCGAAAGGGAGCGCTCGCGGAATCGAAAGCGATCCAACGCGCCGTTTCGGCGGGGTCCCGTGCCGCGTCGGCGGGCCGCGCTGCCATCGGTGCCACCGCTGCCGCAGTCGTCGAGCACGACTCGCGGAAGGTCCTGCGCGCGAAGAAAAACGAGAGTGTGGACGACGCATATCAGCGCACGCTGGTCGACCTGAGCTCGGCCCGGATGTCGCGCGCCACGCCGGCTATCATGGAGTCTGCGCCCAAGGTCGCCGTGGCCATGGAAGAGACCCGGCGGCGTGCGGCAGAGTACCTGCTTGAGACCGCGCCCGGCCCGCCGCGGCAAAGCGAAAACCCGGTGCTGTCACGGATGCACCGCGATCGTCCCGTGGACGCCGGCGAGCTCCGGCGGTGGACGCGGCGCAAAGACGCGATCGAAAACCCTCAATCGGTGCTCGACTCAATTGCAAACGGGAGGCTTACGCGCGAGCAGGTCGAGGCGTGGGCGGCGGTGTATCCCGAACGGCTCGCCGCGCTCAGGGAAGCCACGATGGCCGAGGTGTCTGAGAAGCAACGCGACATCCCGTACGAGCGCCGCGTTCAGCTCGGGCTGCTGCTCGGTATCCCGCTCGACCCGTCGCTGCGCCCGGAGCAAATCCGCGCATCACAGGCCGCCTACGCCGCGCGGGCTAAGGAGCAGCCGCAGCTACCACGCCGAAGCGGCACGCCGAACACATCACAACACCACAGGACGCGCGCAGACGCGCTAGCAGCTGACGGATTGGAGACTATGTAACATGGCAAACGGAGCATATACAGCAAGCAACCGGGGCGCGCGCGGAACCGCTGCGGGAACCGGGCCCGGGTCGAAAAAGGAGACCTACACGTCTTTCGCGAGCGCGATCGACCTGATCGCCGATTCGCCCACGGGCTCGGACTGCGCACGCGCGATCTGCGTCACGAGCGGCATCGGGGCCACACTCGAGTTCACAGATGGCTCGGGGCACACGTCGTCGAACACCGTCCCGTTCGACGGCTGGCAGATCGACTGCTCCGCGGCAACGATCACAACTACCACCGACGTGACCGAGCTTGTGGTAATCTGGTGACGTCATGCCGCGTCTAGGTCTCGGTTTAGGGTTGGGTCGGCGGCGGGCGGGCGCGTCGGTGTTCGACGCGACCGCTTACGGCACTGTCAAGCAGTGGACAGACCTCAGCGATGATGCCTACGTGACGAAAGTCTCTAGCGCGTTTTCTGCCGCCGTCTGCAAGGCGGGCACCGGCCGCGATTGGGTCCAAGGCACAGTCGCGGACCGCCCAACGGTGTCGACGATTGGAACGCGGCAGGCGTGCCTCGGGGATGGCGTGAACCATTGGCTGGCCTCTACCGGCTGGACGACGATCGCGTCAGGGACTCAAACGATCATGATGGTGATCGATCCGCAGGTGTCGTCAGGGACGCTTGATTACCTGCTGCACACGAATAGCCCAGCATTTGTGCTCGCGATGAACACGGACACGGATGGGAAAGTCGGTTTCTATGATGGCGCGTGGTCGTCAATCGCGGATGGTGCGACCGGCGCGCAGGTGCTCACGTTCCACGCGCCGAACACGTCAGGCGGAAACGCTACGATGTACCGCAATCTAACGTCGCTCGGCGCAGACGCCTACACACACGGCGCAAGCGGAACGACGATAGCCATCTTGTCCAACACGGTGGGCGACCCGACCCGCTGCTGTAACACCAAATTCGGCGAGATGGTGTGGTGGGCCGATGCGCTCACCGACCAAGCGCGCATCGACGCCACAACGGCGCTGATGACCAAGTGGGGGATCTCGTGAACCGGTACATTCCAGGACTGACCGAGACGCAAGCTGACGCCATCCTGGCGCGTGCAATGCGCGCCTACCCACCGCCCGAGCCGCGCGGCGTCGGCCTGCCCCCGCCGGGCTGGTACACTGCGGTAGGCAGGAAGCACAAGCAACGGGACGGGCTTTTCATGGTGTCGCTTGCGGACCATTCGGTAACGACGATCGACACCCGAATCGTAACCGGCGAGCGCACCGCGTGGGAAGCCGAGAAGACCGCCATCGTGGCGCGCCCGCCAGCGTTGGAAGATACGGACACCTGATGATTCTCGCACTCGTTCTCATGTGGGCCGCGCTGGTCGAAGTACTCGCCGCGCTTGAGCGGTTAGTGGGGGGCTTCGTTCCGCTATGAGGACGATTCACTACAGCAAGCTCCCGGCGCGGGCATGGCAGCGGCGCAAGGGCTACAAATACCAGCTTACCAAGCGCCACGTTGCCGCGGTCAACATCGTCCCGCCGAACGGTGCTGCCGTAGTCGACGGTTATGTCATCTTGACCGGCTCCGGAATGCTCGCGATTACCGAGGGCTATTGCTGGGATGGCCCGAGCGGGCCGACGTTCGACACGCGGAATTTCATGCGCGGCTCGCTCTATCACGACGCGCTCTATCAGCTGATTCGGGACGGACACCTGCCCAAGTCTGCACGCCGTGAAGCAGACCTCGAGCTTATGCGCGTCTGCCGCGAAGACGGCATGTCGTGGCTTCGCTCGCGGTGGGTTTACCTCGGCGTCCGTGCCGGGGGTTGGGCGGTGGTCTGATGGCGCGTAGTCTTTTGATCAGGCCGGACCCGTCAGAGTGGCGGACGTTGCGCCGCGGGGACGATGGCGACGACGTTGCGGCATGGCAGCGAGTCCTGCAACGCTCTGGATACTCGCTCGCGCCATGGGGCGACGATGGCGCTTTCGGAGCGCTCACCGAGAAGCAAACCCTGCGCTTTCAACTCGACCGCGGGCTGGAAGCGGATGGCATCGTCGGTGCGCAAACCAGAGCGAACCTTACCAGCATACCGATAGAGCAGCCCGATGGTGCGTCAGAGTGGCCGTTTCTCCAAGCCTCGGGCTGGACGTGGGCGCACCGCCAAAGCGTGAGGCTAATCGTCATGCACACGATGGAAACCGGCGAAGGCCCGAAGACAGCCGAGGCCGTGGCCGCATGGTTCGCCGGCAAAAGCGGGCCTCCGCCGAAAGCGAGCGCGCACCTGTGCGCTGACCAGGATTCGGCGGTGAGGTGCGTCCGGCCCGAGCATGTTGCCTGGGGCGCCAAGGGTGCCAACGCGGACGGGTATCACATCGAGCTCGCAGGGCGCGCGGGACAAACCGCGGAACAATGGGCCGATGATGCGTCTCAGCGGACGCTTGTGATCGCGGCCAAAGACGCCGCTGCAATCGCGAAGCGCTACGGGATACCGGTCCGCCGGCTTACCGTGGACGAGGTCAGGGACACGACGACCAAGGGCTTCTGCGGACACACCGAGGTATCCAGGGCGTTCGGACTGACGGACCACACCGACCCCGGGCCAAACTTCCCTTGGGATCACTTCCTTGCGCTCGTGAGGAAAGGTGCATGAAATGGAGCTGGACGCTATGACAGTCGGATCAATAATCGGCGCGGCAGTCGCAGCGCTTGGCGGGCGCGAGGCGTGGACGCGAACGAAGCCAGCGACACGGCCGCCGCCAGGGCCGTCGCTTGCGGCGTTGGCGGAGCAGGTAAACGACATGCACACGTTGGCTTACACGCCAGACCACGAAGGCGTTCCGCTTTACGCGCGACTGACGACTGCAATCAGCGCAACGGCGCGCGGAACGAAAAGCATGGCAGCGGATTCGGAGCGTCAGACGCAACTGCTAGAGCAAATCGCGTCGTCCCTTAAGCGCGAGCGGTTGCCTACTTTGCCGGGGGACTGACAGAGCGCGCGATGTCGAGCAGCATGTCGCGGAAGCTCTCGGGCGTTCGTGCCGCTGCTGCTTTGCCGACGCGGGGGCGGGTCTCCCCGCTTGCGACGCGGTTCCCACACCACGACACGGGAGCTGAGCTCGCACCGTCCGGCGTTACCGACCAATCCAGAGACGGAAGCGACGAAACCCCGAAGGCGTAAAGCCAAGTAGCCTTCTTCGCGACGTGGCCATAATGGCCTTGCTCGACGTGGCACGCCCACCCGCCGCAAATGCCTCGTTGCCATCCACCGCCACGCACCGGGCGCGGCAGGTCGAACGCGGGCCACGCATCGGAGTACGCTGGATGTTCGAGCACGCCGCCCCACCGACGCACAGAGTCCAGCGCGGAGGCAAAACATCCGTCATCTTCGCCGCGCTTGTGGCCCCATCGCGCTTCGACCAGCCCGGCCAAGCGGCACCAGCGCGAGCACGGCGGGTGCGCTACGACGGGATACGGGCCCGGGTATCGGCGCGCGTCCCGCGCGGAGTCCCACGGGTCAACATCTGGCAGGCCGAAATAGTGGCCGTTGGTTTCGACGAATAGAGCAGCGATCATTTTATGCCCCCGAAGGGGCCCGGTGCGCACACCCAGCCGGGCGCTGGGTCATCGGAGATCCCCGGTGCACTCGGGGGGGAGTTAGTCGGGGTCCGAGAGCAAGCGCTCCACTAGTACGCGCTGCTCCTCTAGCGCGTCAAGGTCGGCGTCAAGATCGCCGCTTGCGCGCGACGCCTGACACCACACCACGCGATCGCAGAGCCGAAGGACCTCAGCGACGACACGCGGTGACGCCACCGGCTTGCGCGTCACTCGTCGTCCTCGGGTTGCGGGAGGTCGGGCAGGCGCTGCCACAACTTGGAACGCTTGCCGTAGATGAGCGACCAAATCGTCCCGTCGTCCGCAATGACTAGGACAGCGTCGTCGCCATCGTACGCCACCGCCACCGGCTTGCGCGTCAAAACGGCACGTCCTCGTCCGTGTCGTCGCCGGGCTCGCGCGCGGGTGCGCGCTTCTGAGTGTCGAAAAACTTCACATCGTTGACGTTCATATCGAGCGACGTCTGCTGTTGTCCGTCCTTCGTGTAGGGCCTCAGCATTAGCGACCCGGAGGCCACGACCATCTTGCCCTTGGTGAGGTAGCTCGCGATCGCGGTGCCGCGCTTGCCGAACAAGCTGCACCGCACCCACGTTGTTATTTCTTCCGAGCCGCGCTTCGTCGACGACGCGACGGAGAACGAAAGCACGGGGCCCGCGCTGGTGTCGCGGAGCTCTGCATCGCGGCCGAGGTTGCCGCAGACTGTTGCGGCGATCATTCGCTTCGCCCCGCGGCTTTGCGGATGTGGTCCGCGTACGGCTCGAGCAGCGCGTTAAGGCGCGCGTTGTACGTGTCATCCGCGAGCCGGCACGCTTGCGCGTGACGCTCCTGCAACAGCGCCACCTTGGCGCGGAGTTTCTCAATCAGTTTCGCTTCGTTCATTTCGCTTCCTTCCCTTCCTTCACCCACGCACCGAGGCGCGTGATGTCTTCCGATGTCCACTCTCCGACCGGCTTCCCCACGAAGCCGACCGCATCATCTACCGTCAACCCGAACGCGGCCAGCTTGCTGCACGCCTTGCGCGCGCGCGCCGGGTCTGGCTCGTCGGGTGCGGGTCCGGGCTCCGGCATGTCTGCGGACGCGATGCCCAGCAGCGAGGAGAGCGTGTAGCGGCTCAAGAGTGTGATCGTCGACGCCACGCCTTGCGCCGGGGACTTGCCACCGCTCGTGTCGATGGGCGCTGTAATCGTGGCCTGCTCGGAGTGCCCCGCCTCGTGCGACAGTCGACACGTCACCGTCACGCCGCGCTGGTCCGTCGACGGTTCCCAAGCGTGCGAGAAGCCGTGCTGCCCGAGATGCGGAACGATGGCGTCGAGAATGCCCGCCAGGCTGGCGTGGCGGTATGTGACTCTGCCCTTCGACCCGGTGTAGTCGACGAGCGCGTCGCGGCTGACCACGCTGGGCATGTCGCGCTTTAACGCGACCATCGCGGCGCGATACAGCTTGCGCGCTTCGCCGGCTTCGTACTCCCGCTGTAGCGCGAGCAGGTCTCGCAGCGTGGCCGGGTCGAGCGACCCGTGTTCCATCGCCGCACGCACCAGCGGGTGCGTGGGCGAGTCGGGCAGGGCTAGTTTTCCGTGTGTGTCGCTCATGAGTCGCTCCCAAATACGTCGGTGGATTCGTCAAGCTTGATGTACTTCGGCACCGTCAGAGCCGTGCGGTCGGGCACGGCGCCGGCGGTAAAGACGCCATCGCACGCGGCAAGACGTTCAAGCAGGTCACCGTACACCCGGCGGCCTTCGTCGATCGCTTCGTCTGGCGTGTCGAAAACCCAGACGTCATGCGGCGCATGGTTCTGCACGACTACCGTAACCTCGGGCAAGCCGGCGCCGTGGCCGTCCGCGTAGAACGCGGCTTGAGCGTGATACAACATGTTGAAGTAGTCGCGTGCGAATGCGCCCGGCGTGTTCTGCCGCGTCGTTTTGAGCGACAGAATGTAGCCCGGCCCGACGCCGTCTAGGCGTCCCTTGCAACGCAACGACGTCGCGGCGTCCGTCCAAAACACGGAGTGCTCGCGGTGCGTGAGCTCGCGCACGAGTCGGGCGGCCGTGTCATGTTGGCGCACCGCCCTGGCCATGTCGCTCACGGTCTCGCGTTGTGCCACCGTCAACACTTCGCGGCCGAATGGCTTGAACGCATCGCGCGCGGCCTTGCCGGCCTTCGTTCTCAGGTCGCCGAAATCCGGCTGGGTGACGTACCGCGACTCGAAAGCCTCCGGTTCCAATACCGCGCAATGCACCGCGCGGCCGACGAGCATCGCGGGGCTGTCGTACGACTGCGCCGCCATGTAGCGATAGTACAGCGGACTAACGCCGATGTGTTTGAGTGATGACCAATTGACCCCGGGCGCGGCCCGGTACTCCGATTCTTTCATGACAAAATCTCCCTGATGTCGTCGGCGTGCTTGCCGCCTTGTGATTCCAGCCACGTCCAGCCTCGCGGGCCGAGCTCCCTGCCGTCAGCGAAGGGGTTTGCCGCCAACCACACGTCCAGCGCTTCGGGTATGCGGAAGTCAAACGCCTGCCGTTGTAGCCACCGCATCGCCGGGCACTCGACAACGGCGCGGCCGTGCTCGTACCGTGACACTATGACGTCTTCGCAGTCCGGGCACAACGGCACGTCGTTGTCCGTGAGCGGGCCGCGGAGAAACCGCTCGTCGCAGCCGCGGCAGCGGGGGCCGAGGATGTGGACTGCGGCGGTCACTTTGGCACCTCCTCAAACGTCACGGACTTGACGCGGTAGGTCGGCCATGCGCTGGATATGTACATGTCGGCAAGCTGTGGGTCGTGTGCAGACGTTGGCGGCACTTCTTTGCATACGGGGCAGCGGTCGAGCGGGGCGTGCCACTTGGCGCCGTCGCCGCACTTCTCACAGAGCCAATCCTTCACCGCCTCCAAGTCCGCCTCGGCCGCGTCAACGTGGCGCTGAGCCCGTTCGGCGTCATCGTAGACAGCCACGATCCAGTGCTGACTATCCGAGTATTCGTGCGTCTCCGCCATCACGACGTACATGGTTCGCGTCATCGCACCGCCTCCAGCGCAATCTCAGCGCTAGTCATCGCCTCGTGAAGCACGACGTCTCTCCCCGCTCCGCATGCCCGCATCACGCGCCGGACGTCTGCGATTGCTATCAGCGCTTCGGTCGCCGCGCCCGGCTGCTCGAGGTACACCGCTCTGGCGTGGGTTGGCAGGCCGAGACGACGGAGGGCTTCCGTTGCTCGGAGGACGGTGGTTATGTGGGAGTCCGGCGGGCGCATCGGCGGCGCGTTGAACGGGTCTCTCGGGAGCTCGCCGGCCCGGTGCAGGTCATTGTCTGTGCGGCAAGAGCGCTCCCTCTCCGATTCGATAGCGTCCGCTTGGTCTTCTGCTAGCCGCAGCGCTTCGTCCCACAGCATGTCTGCACACTCGACAAGGTCCGCCGGGCTCACAGCAACCCCCGGATCCACTCGGGACGGAGCATCGACTCCAGCGCCGCGAGTGACGGCGCCTCGATTTCCACGCCGGGCGCCGTGAACGTGACGCCACCGCGCCCGAAGCACACGCCGCAGCGCCCGTCGTCGGTCGCGTAACAATCGCTGTCGTCCGGGCAGACGAGCCTGAGCGAGTGCAGGTCGATCGCGTCCGCGGGGTCGGCGTCCTGGAGTGCGGAGATGCCAGCGGGCACGCGGCCGGTGGCGCTCACGATGCCACCGCCGAAATCCACGGCACGACCGTGCCGGTTGGCGCGACGAGCACAAGATCGCGGTGCCACCGGCCGCCGCGCAGGACGAGAGCCGTGCTCGCGGACCACCCGTGGTGACGGAGAGCCGCGTTCGCGCGTCGGACCAAGCCCACCCGTGAGCGGTGGTAGTGCGCGCCGTATTTCCAGGCGCGACCGCGGATCGTCGCGCCGGACCATGCCTCGCGGCCGTCTAGCAGTGCCTCTTGATAGCAGCCGCGCGGGCAGCTGCGGATCGTGTCGATGATTTCGGCCGGTACTGATGTCGTCATTTTCTGTTCTCCCTTCGGGCGTCTCGCCCTGTTCCGATTCCCCTACCTTAGTGCGTTTTCGCACCCCGTCAAGAAAAAAGATGTTGCGCGTCCGCACCGCGGGGGTTATGGTCTGGGCATGACAGGCTCCCGCATGCTCGAACAGTGGATACGCGCCGAGCGCTCCTCTAACAGACGTCTCGCCGCGGTCATCGGCTGCGACGCCTCGCGCGTCTCCCGTTGGCGCACGGCCGCGTCCAGGCCGGAGCTGCCTCAGGCGCTCGCGCTGGAGCTCGTCGCGGGGATTCCCCTGTCGGCTTGGCTGACCGGGCCGGAGTCGCGAGCGCTAGCGAGGCTGGCGTGACGACTGCACGCGAACGCCGCGCGGCCCACCGCCGCGCAGGACGGTGCCGCTGCGGACGCGCGCGAGACCGGGCCGACCGCGTGCAGTGCGCCGGGTGCCGGCTGTCGTCCTGCGAGTACCAGGCCCGGTGTCGGGCCGGGGTCAAGCCCGATCCGCTGGTGCGCGTGTCGGAGATCCGGAAAGCGTGGCTCGAGGCCCCGAATGTAGGCGCGTTCGCGGCGTGGCTGCGGGAGGTGTCACGATGACGGTGTTGGCTGCTGTGTACGTGCTGATAGGTGTCGCCTTTTCAGTGGAACTGCTGCGCGACGACCTGCGGTTTGGCGGTTCGCCCGATGGCGCGGCTTTCGCGCTCGCTAAATATATAGGCGTCGCAGTCGCGTGGCCGCTCATTATGGTGGTGGCGTTCATCGACTTCCAGAGGCGCAAACGATGACGCCCACCATCCTAGCCGCAATCCTGTCGCTACTCCCGGCGCCGCCCGCGACGTGGGCGGAGACCCCCGACGACTACCACGCGCGGGCAACGGTCATCGCTGAGGCCATCGCGGCCGAAACGCCGTCGAAGTACTGGGCGCTCGGGGTTGTCACTGTCTTCTGGCACGAATCGCATTTCAGGCGCTCAGTCCACGCCGGCACACGGCGCGGGGACCATGGGCGCGCTATCTGTCTCGGGCAGCACCAACGCAACGGACGCGAGCGCGCGGCGTGGGAGGCCCTCGCCGGGGTCGACCCCGAAGCGACTCGGCGGTGTGCCCGAGCGACGTACCGAACGCTACGCCGGGCGCAAGGCTGGTGCTCGCAGTGGGGACCGGGACGCGCGGGGATGCTGTCGACGTTCACGGCGTACGGCACCGGGCGGACGTGCGCGGCGTCGCGCGCGGCGCACCCGGAATGGTTCTTCGCGCGGGCGGCGACGCATGCGTGGCTTACGCGGAGGTTCGGATCGTGACTGAGCACGGGTTCCACCTGATGGGCTGGCTGTTCCTCGGCGGCGTGCTGTCCGTCGCGGTGCTGCAACGGGTCGAAGATGGGAGGTGGTGAATGAGTGAGCGAACATGCGGCGGGTGCGTCGCGCTATCAGCGCAACTAGACGAGGCTAAGCGCGTCCTCGGCGATGACCTGCTAGTCGAGCACGACGGCTACATTCACGAGGCGATCGATGCCATGCAAGACGAAGCCATCCGATGCACTCGGCTGCTCCAGGAATACCGAGTGCAAGCGCGATTGGCGCGAGCGGTGACGGATTGGGCGCGCAGCGGCTACGTGGGCCACGGGCATTGCGCGGTGTGTGGCGCGTACGAGACCGCGCATGATGAGACGTGCCTCTATGTCGCTCTGCGGAACGCGCTGGAGCGGTGTGACGCTGAGGAACGGAGGGCGAAGCATGACTGAAGATGACCTCCGGGCGTGGTGTCACGCGGAGATGCGCTCATCGGTGCTGGAAGCATACGAGCGCGGTCGGGCGGTGTTGGCCCTGCTCGACCGTGTGAATGCGCTGCGCGCTGACGCGGAGGCTGCCGCTTGGCAGTCATACGACGACGGAGCACTCGACGAACGCCGACGCACCATCGCATTCCTCATCAAGCTCGGCCTGCGGCTGACCGCCGTGCGTATCGAAGCCGGCGATCACTGGGGTGACGAATGACCGCCGCCGACTACTGGGCAGACCGCGAAGACGCGGAAGCCGTGGGGATGCCAATCGACGCACCGCCGGCAGTCGTTGCGACACCGCGACCCGATGGGCGGGAGTACTCCGGGACGCTGACTATCCGAATCGCGCACCTTCGGGCGCGGTCACCCGAGCACGCCTACCGGCGCGCGTGCGAGATTGCCGCGCGCCAAGGTTTCGTTGTTGTTGATGCGAGCGAGTTTCATGCTGACTAACTTGAGCAAAACCCCGTGGCCATGGTTTGGCGGCAAGTCCGACGCGGCGCCCGCCGTGTGGGAAGCGCTCGGCGATTGCGAGCACTACGTCGAACCCTTCGCAGGGAGTCTCGCTGTGCTCTTGCGCCGGCCGCACCCGTGCAACCGGACGTACTACAGCGAGACCGTCAACGACCTTGACGGCCTTCTCGTCAACGCGTGGCGCGCGATGCAACACGCGCCCGACGCGATGGCCGACGCGGCGTCGTGGCCGGTGTCCGAAGCCGACCTGCACGCGCGGCACATCGCGCTGGTTCGGTGGCGGGAGTCGCGCGAGCTCGAGCACCTGATGGGAGACCCGGAATGGTACGACGCCAAAATGGCGGGGTGGTGGGCGTGGGGTCAGTCGTGTTGGATCGGCTCCGGATGGTGCTCGGGCCGCGGCGGTTGGACCGTGGGAGACGACGGGCGGATCTTCCAGCAACGGGGCGGGGTTGTCTCGCGGCAGCTCCCGCACCTTGCCGACGACGGGAAAGGCGTGAACCACGCCGGGGCGCGCGACCCCGGCGTGGGCGATTACCACCCGATGACGATGCCGGAACTCACGCGCTGGTTTCGTTTTCTGTCCGCACGCCTGCGGCACGTCCGCATCTTGAACGGCGATTGGCACCGCGCGGTAACCAACGGCGCAACTAAGACTCTACCCGTCCGCATGAAGGACGGTCATTGTGGCGTGTTTCTGGACCCGCCATATTCGTCCGAAGCCGAGCGCGCTGAGGTCTACAGTTCGGAAGATTTCCAGGTCGCGCACGCCGTGCGGGATTGGTGCGTCGAGCACGGCGACGATCCGAGTCTGCGCATCGTGCTTGCCGGCTATGACACGGAGCACGGGACGCTTGGCGCGCGCGGGTGGCGCGAAGTCGAGTGGTACAAGGGCGGGTTTTTGAAGGGCGGGATGGGCAACGTGAGCGGTACCGGGAAACACCAGCAGGCGCGCGAGCGCTTGTGGCTGTCGCCTCACTGCATCGCGCCGGCAGTTGCGGCGCAACGGGAGCTATTCGTATGAAGTGGGATTGGACCGCCCACACGGGCACGAACGGAAGCGCGCGCGCTGTCGTCGAAGCGGCTGGCGGGTATGTGGCCAAAGTGACGTCGCCGGTGTTCCAGACTGAGGACGAAGCGCGGGCTTGGGTCGAGGCGATGACGGCGGGGGCGAACCCGAAGGCCGAGCCGGCGTGGGAGTGGGCCCAGGGTTTCCTCTCGCTGCTCGGCACGTGTGGCGACGTGCGTGGTTATGTAGCGTTTAGTAGAAATTGGGCCGAAGTCTGGAGTGCTCCCGACCTGGACGGCGTGCGCAAGCAAGAATTCAGTACGCTGCAGAATGCTTCTTTCGACCAATTGCGCGAGTGGTGCGAGCGGACCGCGCGGGAGCGAGGTTGGACACGATGATCCAACACACCATCACCGCCGCTTGCGACCGTTGCGCGCGCATCGTGCGCGACTACCCAGGCGCGGAACTGCCGACCGACTGGCACGAAATCGCTAGCGGTCATCACCTGTGCTCAGAATGCTGGCCGCTATTCGACGGGTGCAAGGAGCTTCCCGGCACCGCTGCCGGATTGGACCCGGAGTGGGTACGCTGGGCGCGGCGGTGTGGCGCGACGTTATGACCCCCGACCTACGCCCCTACCAATCAACCGCCGTCGCAGCGGTCCGCGAGGCGTGGCGCTCCGTGCGCGCCGTCCTGCTCGTCGCGCCCACGGGCAGCGGTAAGACGGTCATGTTTGCCAGCATCATCCGCGACACCCGAGCGCTGGTCATCGTCCACCGCCGCGAACTCGTGACGCAGGCCGCGCGGGCCGTCGCGGGTGCCGGCATCATCGCACCGGGCTACCCGGCCACTGCTGCACCCGTGCAGGTTGCGACCGTGCAGACCTTGCTCGCGCGCGGCACGCGCCCGCCGGCCGACGTCATCGTACTGGACGAAGCGCACCACTACGCCGCCGACGACTGGCGCCAGCTTGCCGCCGCTTACCCCGCCGCGCGCGTGCTCGGCGTCACGGCCACGCCGCAGCGTGCAGACGGCCGCCCGCTTGGCGATGTGTTCGAACGCCTGATCGTCGCGGCGCAGTATCCCGACCTGCTACGCGACGGGCACCTTACCGCGTGTCGGGTGTTCCAACCGCGGGAGGTCGCAGCGTCCGGGCTCGAGTGCCACCCTGTCGACGCATACGAGCGCCACGCCGAAGCCTCGCAGGCCTTCGTGTTCTGCGGCACCGTGGCGTTCGCCAAGCAGCTTGCCGGTGAGTTCAGCGAGCGCGGCGTGCGTGCCGTCTGTATCACGGCGAAGACTCCGAAGCCGGAGCGGGACTACATGCTCGGCCGGTTCGCAGCCGGCGCGGTGCGGGTCGTGACTAACGTGGGCACGATGACGGAGGGAGTGGACGTCCCCGCGGCGCGGACGGTCATCCTGGCTAGCAGCATCGGCCACGTTGGCGGGTACCTGCAGCGCGTCGGGCGCGTGCTCCGTCCGCACCCGGACAAGCCCGACGCGATCGTCATCGACCTATCCGGCGCGACGCTCCAGCACGGCATGCCGACCGAGGCGCGTCACTATTCACTCGACGGCACCGCCATCGCGCGGACGTCACCGACGCCGCTGCGGGTCTGCCGCGAATGCGGCGCGACGGTCGAGGCTTGGATCGTCAAGTGTCCCATGTGCGGGTACGTCCGCGTCCCGCCTCCCGTCGCCGGTCCGCGGATATACGACCGGGAGCTTCGCATGGTGTTCGCGGGTGTCGACACCGCCGCCGACGCGAAAGCCCGCGAGTACGCGCGCCTGCGCGCGGTGGCCACGGCGCGCGGGTGGTCGATCGGGTGGGTCGTGCGGGAATACCGCAAGCTATTCGGCGAAGCGCCACGGCTCGACGACGTTGGTGCGGACGAACGGCGCGCCGAATTGGCGCGGTTGCGGGAGCTTGCGGCAGCGAAGGGTTACAAGCCCGGTTTTGCGGCGGTGCGGTATAAGGAGGCGTTTGGGGTATGGCCAAGGCGATGAGGCCAGGCCGTAAACAAACCGGTACCCTGCTGGAGCGCAAGGGTGGATTTTTCGCGCGCATTTGGCGCGATATCGACGGCAAGCGCACGCGGACGTGCGTGCCGCTGAACACGTTCGACCGCGACACGGCAATCGAACGCATGGCTGATGCTGTTCGCAGCGCTGAATCTGACTACGCCCCGGCGCAGCGCGTGGACCGCGCGCGGTGGCGTATCAACGCGGCGGACGCTGCCGGCGCCGAGTACATGGACGCTGGCGGTCTGTCTATCAGCGACATCATGACGCTGGTTAAGCTCGCTAACGATGACGGGTGGGGCGTGTTCTTCGTGCGCGGGGGGCTTGACCCATGAACGAAGCCACGATCCAAACCGCGATCCGCCTAGCGCTCGGACGCGAGCCAGACCTGGCATTGTGGCGCAACGAGACCGGCGTGGCCGTGCACAACGCGCGCCGCGTGCGTTATGGGCTGTGCGTCGGGTCGGCCGACCTCGTCGGCATACTCGCGCCGGCCGGGCGCTTCTTCGCGCTTGAGGTCAAGACCGCGACCGGTCGGGTCTCGCCGGACCAAGTCCGTTTCCTGCAGCTCGTCCGGAACCGCGGTGGTTTCGCGGCGGTAGTTCGATCGGTTGACGACGCGCGCGCCGCGTTGGAGCGTGCGAGAATGGGAGAGAACGAATGAGCCGAGTAATTGAAACGCGCATCATGTGCGACCGGTGCGGATACGAGTGCGGGCGCACGTATGGCGCCGAGCCGTCGCGCGAGAAACCGGACCTATGCGAGCCGTGTAAGGACGCGATCGCGGACGCTATACTTACGACGACCAACCGGAGTTCCGTGGAACTGCTCGGCCTGCTAGTGCTCGACGTCGAGCGCGTGGTCGAGCGTTGGGCCGAACGCCGCAAGGCGCAGGAGGGAGACCGATGATCGTGGCTGATGTGGACTGGCGACCGATGTACGTCGCGTGGGACAAGGTGGCGGTTGTCTACACGACTCACTGGTCTGCAACCGGCGCTGTCATCTTGATGGAAAACGGCGGCGAAGCATACACCGCGTGGTGTCCCCAAGCCGTCATGATAGCGGCCCAGGTGTACGACGAAGAAAAGGCAGAAGCGTGGCTCGCCGCGCTCCGCGCCGCAGAGGCGATGTGGCCGGCACGCACGGAGGGCGGCTCATGACCCCACGCACAACCCCCGCCCCCTCCCCATCACCCCTCGCCTACGCGCTAGCTTACGCGCGCCGCGGGTGGCACGTGTTCCCCTGCTACGAGTTTGCCGGCGACCGCTGCGCGTGCTCGAGCGGCGCCGAATGCGGCAACCCGGGCAAGCACCCGCGCACGCCCAACGGGTTTAAGAACGCCAGCGCCGACCCGGACACCATCCGGGAGTGGTGGGCCAGGTGGCCCAACGCCAATGTGGCCATCGCCACGGGCGCCTCCGGGCTCGTGGTCGTCGACATCGACCCCCGCAACGGGGGCGACGACTCGATGCGCACGCTCGAGACCACCCACGGCGCGCTGCCGGACACGGTGCGAGCGCTCACGGGCGGGGGCGGGGAACACGACATCTACGCCGCGCCCGACGTCCCGCGCGTCCCGAGCGGCGTGCTCGCGCCCGGGGTCGAGATCAAAGCCCACGGTGGCTACATCATCGCCGCGCCGTCCACGCACGCGAGCGGCGGCGTCTACGAGTGGGATAGCGGCGCGCACCCGAGCGACACGGACCCGGCACCGTGCCCGGCTTGGATCGTCCAGCAACTTGGCAAGCCGGCCTCCCAACACGCACCCGCGACCGGCGCCGTGCAAGACGGTCTCGTCGGCGTGGCGTTCCGTCTGATGGGCTGGCTCGGACGCAGCGTCGCGCCGGATCGCGCGCTGGCACGGTGCCCGTGGGAAGACGAACACACAGGCGGCAAGCGGTTCGACTCGAGTACCGTGGTCTACGCGCCGCGCCCTGGCTCACAAGTCGGCTGGCTCTATTGTCTCCACGCGCACTGCAAGCACCGCCGCGTGTCCGATGTGCTCGCGGTCATTCCTGCTGCCGTGCTAGCTGAGGCGCGCACCGAGCTCGAACTCCCTCCCGGATGGGCTCCCGAATCGGAGACCGAGCCCGCACCGCTGACTGGCGAAGGTGCCTGGGAGGCGTCACTCCGGCGCAATCAGAGCCAGCAGATCACACGCGAACCGGGCAACGCTGCGCTGCTTCTCGCGAATCTGGACGAGTGGCGTGGCACCTTGGAGTACGATGAATTCGCGGACCAGATCCGCTGGGCTCGACCCACGCCGAGCCTCGTCGGCTTCGCAAGCCCGGACGTTGGCGCCGACCTCGCGGACCATCACGTCACCTACGTGCAGCACTGGCTGGCGCGCAATTTCGGCGTCGCGTTTCCCAAGCTTTCCGTTCACGACGCCATCGAAAGCGCCGCGCGTCAGAACACCGTCCACCCGGTCCGGGCCTATCTCGACTCCCTCACATGGGATGGCAAGCCCCGCCTTGACCGGTGGCTGGTCGACTACCTAGGCGCGCAGGAACTGCCGCACGTCGCAGCGTGCGGCCGGTGGTGGCTAATCTCGGCCGTCGCCCGCATCTACCGCCCTGGAGTGCAGGTCGACCACGCGATCGTCCTCGAAGGCGACCAGGGCTCGGGCAAGTCATCCGCGGTCCGCATCCTGGGCGGTGAGTGGTACCTCGCGAGCCTGCCGGACCTCGGTAGCAAAGACGCCAGCCAGATTTTGCAAGGCTCTTGGCTCGTCGAAATCGGAGAGCTCGACGCCCTGCGCGGTGCCAGCGGCACCAGGGTCAAAGACTATCTTACAAGGACAGTGGATTCCTACCGTCCCGCTTACGGCCGGGCGACGGTCCGGCGGCCGCGTCAGTGTGTGTTCATCGGTACCACTAATGAACACACGTACCTACAAGATTCTAGTGGCGCTAGAAGATTCTGGCCGATACCCATATCGAAGCTCGACGCCGACGGACTCAGGTCTGCCAGAGATCAGCTCTGGGCTGAGGCCGTCCAGCGGTACCAAGTGGGCGAGCAGTGGCACCCCTCGGCAAGTCTCATGCCAGCGCTAACCGAGGCCCAGGAGGAACGATTCAGCGCCGACGCATGGGAGCCGCGCATAGCGGCATGGGCCGCGGAACGTGCTGACTTCACTACTGGTTCCGTCATGGCCGACGCGCTCGGAATCGAGCCCGGCCGGTGGACCCGAGCAGACCAAACTCGCGTTGGCATGGTTCTTCGCCGGCTTGGCTACGTGAGCCATCGGACCATGCGTGACGGGGTCCGCGAGTCCCGCTATTGCCTACCAACCTACCTGCCAACCTAGTCCCCAACCTTTCGGGTAACCTGTCTAGTACTACTATATACACACACTCTTTATATATATTAGGTATACCAGGTAGGCAAAGGTCCGGAATCGTTAGAAAATAGGTTGGTTGCCAACC